AAGTCTTCGTCATCTCCCTTCCACTCAATTGATTCACCAGTCTCAGTGTCAATAATTACCTGCTGAGGTCGTGTTGAGAGGTACCAGAATTCATCATAGAGAACAAGATCTTGCTGCCCATAGTTGTAACTTTGAGGTAAAAATTGAAACTTGCCATCTCGATTTCCCCAACCTGCTAACCCCTTGATCTCATCCTCACGCCCAGGAAGCAAAGACATGATCTGGCCTCGTGACAAGTATTTCCTAGTCCATAGGTTTTGACAGTCACTTAAATCTTTCTTTTGGAAGTAAGGATCAATGAGGTAGCCATTGTACGACACGTTGTCAACTTTAATTTCTCCATTGACAGGGTCGCGTGTGTAGTCAATCCACGTTGAAAGCAAGTTCATCCCTGAGGTGATGGCGCCCTCAAAAGCTTGCGAGATAGTCTCTAAGACCCCGCCGTGAGTGTTGATGTGGTAGAGAAGCTTGGTGAATTGGTCAGCTGTGCGTTGGGAGGCTGCCTCAATGGGGGTTACCATCGTGCTTTTCCTATGTTGCCTCTGATAGCCTGAGATCATGTTGACAATACGACGAATGCGGTTGAAGTTGAATTGGCGACGACGAAAGGCAGGCAGGTTTCCTTGAGTATCCGCATACATCTGCTGATCCCCCGCCAAGAATCTGTTGTCAACGTCAGCTTCCGACCAATAGGACTGGTTGATAGTGATATTTTTAGCATATGTGTTGTCCATCATCTTCAGAAGATTGTGGTCATTATCAACATAATATGTGTCTGAAATCTGGGGGAAGAGAGTCATACGACCTTCAAGTTGTATTATTTCCTTTACAATACAAGGCCAAGAGAATTTTATTCAAAGACAAGCGATTTTGTTATTGAGAAAAATTGGCAGGGAAAGCAAGGTGAATCTTTATCGACGACTTGCACTGAGTCTGAGGAAGATGAGTATATATATGGGTCTTCTTCTTAAGACATTGTGGGAGTGTTCACAGCACTCTGTAGGGCCTGTCGATAGCCTGTTCATGAATGTTCACAAGAGGGGCAAATGAAGAACGATAAACCACACATAGAGAGGCAATTGCTGATGCGGAGTCTACTAGATGAATTTCAAAGCCTAGTGGACCAGATGGTAGTTCACACTAATTGGAATTGGGCAGCTGATGAGGATGAGTTGACGGCCCTTGTGATGGTAGTTCAGGTGTTAGCCAATGACTTTAAGAATTCTATAACATTAATCAAGGAGAAAAAGTATGGAACCAGGGAATGAAGAACAAGCAAGCCAACCACAGGAGCAAGCAGGACCACCAGTGGAGGTGCTCGAGAAGATCAGTTTGAGGACAAACTACATCCTAGGCTCGTTCTTTTCAGCGATCAGGTCAGACGAGAAATACAATGAAGAGATTAAGTCTGGAGACCCCAAGCTAATGGCTCAGATAGAGGCGTCAGCATTGATGCAGGCAGCCTCAGCTATAGCCACAAGTGTGATGTTCACTCTGCACAACCAAGGCCTTGCAATTAACGTACTCCTAGAAGATCATGTTTCTGCCGTTAAGAGGTATCTTGCACAAGCTGAAGGAAAACAAAATGAGACAAAAGACGAAGGACAAAAAAAGGAAGATAGTGGACAAGACGGAGGAGCAGCGATTATTTGACGAGGAAAGGATAGAAAAATCAGGGAAACGAACTGCAAAGCTGTTGGAAGAAATAGTTCATCGCATAAGGGAAACGAGAGGTCCAGAGCCTGAAGAAGAAAAAGACAAACGGCTGTATGAAATGGAAGAAGCGGTTGTGTGGATTGAAATTGTTTCTTTTTTAGGAGCAATGACTGTTAGAGATGTGATGGATCTAAAAATAAAAGGTGTTAATGAAGCTGATGTGCTTGAACAAATCACAGAGTCGTTAATTATTGTTTACAACACTTTTGAAAACAAAGATATAAGCAAGGAACCAGCATGAGAACAATCGCACTAGTACTATGCACCCTCCTTCTATCACAACAAGCTCACGCTAGCCACCAAGACGAGAAGGTTAGTGTAGGCACGACATGCACGATCATGTGTCACTGGGGCGACTGGAGCAACCTAGAGCCACACTTCTGTGTATATGTGAGAGACAAACAGGGAAACATGGCCTACATTGTCAAGGCAACAAAGCTCGGGATAGACAAGGACGGTGTGTACTACATCATCAAAGATGCCATGGGAATCTATGCAACCAAGAAGTCAGCCAGGAAGAATAGCAAATGAGTACAGAGTATCCTAAGATAAACAGTCTATGGAAAAGAGAGGCCTGGTACCTAACCGAGGAACAGAAGAAGTCTAAGGAAAACAGAGAGGGGAGAAACTCTTTCATTGTTGGGGACTATGCCTGCCCTGAGTTTTGTAACATCAAGACCTGGACTGTGACAGAGAAGGTCGATGGGACAAACATACGCATCATCTTCTCAATCAAGGATGGGGTTCGCCAAGAGCCTGTGATCATGGGCAAGACATCAGCCGCAGTCATACAGCCCTTCTTGCTGCCTTGTCTACAAAAGATTGCGACGTGGGAGAACATTGATAAGTTTTTATCAAATACAGTCTTCGATCAGGTAGTGCTGTATGGAGAAGGCTATGGGCCAAAGATACAGGCTTGTGGGGCAAACTACAGGGACGATCCAGGGTTCATTCTCTTTGATGCCACGGTTGACGGGGTGTGGCTTTGTCGATCACAGCTTAACTGTGTTGCTATTGCTTTAAAAATCGCTATTGTACCAATACTTTTACAACCCTTACTTGGCTGCTGCTGGACAGAAGAAGAGATCGTTGAGTTTGTCAAGGATAAGCCTAAAAGCCATTGCTCAATTCATGAACAGACCATGGAAGGTGTTGTGGCCAAGTCCTATCCCACCGTGTACTTTGCAGACCGAACGCCTGTGATGTTCAAGCTGAAGTGTAGAGAGTTTTAAGATGAAGGATGAAGTCTGGTGGCCGATAAGAATAAAGGCCCAAGAAATCTACGTCGCTCGTAATATCCACACAAACAATGAGATCGTAGAAGGAGACGAACCGACTGATACGACTGTTTTCCTTAGAATTGAGCCCAAAGATTGCCTTAAAATTCGACGTAGCAAGGACTACTTCTTCATTCGTGTACAGGACGAAGCGCCTACTAAGCCAGACAAGATAATCTCCAAGGAAGAAATTTGTTGGCCAAAACAAAAAATACCTAGAAAAAAGCGAAAAGCATAATCAGGAGTTTTGATGTTTAAAAAAAAGCCAAGTAAAGAAGAGATAAAAGACAATGAAAAGATCAAGAACGCCTTAACTCATGATCAACTCGCGTCGATCAGTACAACAATCTTAGGCATGGCGTATATATTGGGTACTCATCTTATTGATAACTCCTCATCTAAAGAAATTTCTGAGTTACCGGATGAAACAAAGTACGCACTGGTACAAGTATACAACTGGATCAAGGGGTTCAGAGAAATCCTGGAATCGAAGGAAGGTAAGATCGAATACGAAGCACATTATGCACAACGCAACCTAGATGTAATTGATAAAACTTGTGAAAAAAGGCTGATTTTCCTTGTTACAAATCTTTATGAGGAATTGAAAAGAGAAGGAAAAATACCTAAGTAGCCTAAAATGCCCCTGTAGCTCAGGAGTAGAGCAGCTGGCTGTTAACCAGTTTGTCGGAGGTGCAAAGCCTTCTAGGGGCGATGAATGAGGCAACTTGAGGGTAATGGGTTGCCGGATGGGGTTCAGGTGGTCTGAGCCTCGTTTTTTGATTGGGCAAATTGTTCTATTGCGTCGATGCCTTGCTCTTCTTGTTCTTTCTTTTCCCTTATCTTTTGATGAAAGCCCTTCTTTTTGGCTGTAATTTCCCAGTTCTCTAATAGCGTTTTGACATCTGTCTTTGTGCCTGTGAAGTTGATCTCTTCTTTCTGTCCTAGGAAGAACTTTCCACACCATATAAGCATGGCTGGATTGCCCTCCATAGCCTTCTTCCATTGCGCACGACGTAGTGAGCAGTGTCCTTCCTCTCTATACTTTTGCAACAAATCGGAGTAATTGTCATGAAGGGTATCGACATCGATTTTTAGGCTAGCCGCGATCTCTTGATTTGTACATTGAATCAAGGCAAGCTCTTTGAGTTTTTCTAAATCAATTTTCTTATGCGGTCGTCCAGGTCCAGGCTTATTTTTTCTAGCCATTATGCCTCCATGTGTATACCACAACCATAGCAGGTCAAATATTGTTGTCAAGTGTTTATTTTTTATTCTGGGTGTTGATTTAGGTGTTGCGGATAATGTTAGATGTGTTTTATAGTGTATATCAACTTGATCGTGAGGTCAGGGAAAACATGAAAGAAGGAGACATAAATGAAGCTCGTTGAAACCGTCGGGACGTTGAAGGAAGAAA